ACATCTCCTGCCTACGGCTGAATAGATAGTCCTGTATTGTCATGTGATCATCTATTGGCCCAAATGTCAGCGATGGCCGATTCAGGAGTGCACGTGGGCCTTGCATGCTGATCGATGTGAGCAGGCTGCACATCTTGTTAAAGTTTGGGACCTTCTTCATCAGACTTGAGGAACCCTCAATCTTCCTCAAAACTTTATCCAAGATGTAGGAGCTCGTGTGGTCACAGAAGAATGCGCCAACCTTATATGAATAGTTGTCAACTAACTCATTAATCAGCATTTGTTTGACTAGAGGCATCTTTTCATCCTCCTTGAATAGCTGTAATAGGTCTGGGTTCTTGCATATAGACCTAACATACGATTTTATACTCCGGCTAATGATACTGTTTGGATCATGGCCCTCCCTGCAGCTTGGCCACTCTGCGCTGAGGAGTTTCTCTGGGTCAAAGTCGTATCTGACTTTAAGACCCGTCTCATGGCATATGTATAGATTATTACCCAGGGCAGTAGCATTTGATTTCGGTGTCATTGTCTTCAGATCAGACCCTAAGCCATTCTCAATTAGAACTGGTGCCACCAATTCCAAGGTTTGATCAAGTCGGCTCATAGCCAAAATGATGCTCAGGCAACGACCAACATTGTCAGACATCCCAGACAATGAAGACTGCTCGAGGGACATCATGCCCTTGCCACCCATCTGCAATGGAATAAGAGCTATGCAGTGGCACAGTGACCAAATCCAATGATCCTGAGAGAATCGCTCGGTTAGGGAGGCCCGAAATGTGTCACGTTGGGCCCCAACCAGTGGAACCACCTTCTTTTCCTTTGAATACTTGATTACATCATGGATCAAAGTGGAGATCCTGCCCTCTTCTTGGTAGCGGTGAATGTCGGCATACAGCCAGGCTGGGGGCTTGCCATCATTGGCCAGGGTGCTGGATTTATAGAGCTCTTGAGTGGCTAATGATGCACCAGTCTCGGCCATAAAGTCTAGGCTAATGTTCGTACACATGCTAGCTATAAGACCGGGCAGTGCAGTGAGGTAAAATCGGTACCACTTCAAATGAGTTTGGGCGATCACGTTGTTTGCAAGCTCAAGGGAGCTTGTGCAAGCGCTTTGGATGCTCGCCATCTCAAGCTCATCCACATGCATGACAGAGTTCGACATAGTGCTGATGGATGCAACTCTTTTCGGGACTGCATCAGCCCTTAGCCCAGCGGCATAATGTTGACGAAGCATAGTGACACGATATTTTGTGATCATTGTTTGGGTGAGTTTTAGTGTCATACCAAACTTCTGGAAGTGTTTCTGTAGACGTATGAGCAATTGATTTTGTGCAATTGGGCTGCTATCAGCCATTCTCACAATCAGTCCAATGTCATCTGAGTAGACTCCAACTTTGCGCAAGTCAATAGTACTGCATAATGGTAGGAGACGGCAAATAAGCAGAGTGTGTAGTGTCCAGACAGGGTTGTACCATCCTTCTATTCCACCCAACTGGCCTTCAGAAACATAGCACTCGTCAACATGTTGTTTGGGGTAAAAAACATGGATGTTTGGAAACAGGTAAGCCAATTTAGCCCAATCAAACTCACCAAAGCATAGGCCAATGGAACTGAGTAGTGCTGCTGTGTTGGCTGGTTGCATTGATTGGTTATGGCCTTCAATGTCTGCCAATATACAATAATGGTCCGGCCTATGGAGTTCTTGGGCCATCTCATGTAGCGACAACTTTCTAACTTTGTCAGATGGTGTCATTAGGTTTCCTTCAAAATAACTAAGAACATGCTTGGCCCTTGTCATGTGTCTTGAGAGGCATTGCTTCCCCCAAGTAGTGTTCATGCCAAAGAACCTACCCTCACCTTTTTGCTCCAACTCTTTGAGTTTCAGCATCACAGGGTGATCAGGGTTGCTTCGAATGTCCTCAGGCAAGACCAATCGTATCTTCTGGATTAGCTTCTTGCCAAATAGCCCTGGCTCTAATTCCTGAACAACAGTGGCATAAGACCTAATGATTGATTCTAACTCCTTCTCAGAGTCCATGAGGCTATGACTGATTGTTGTCTTGCATGAACGCTTATCCTTTGAGTGTTCTATGGGGCTGCCAAGCTCTGTCTTGTCCTCACTATCAAATGGGTGCAGGTGCCTCCACCAATCAATTGGCAGTGCGTCAATTTGGGTGTACTTCCCGGTGGTGAACATTAATGATAGCTGGGACTCTTTGGCCACTATCTCCTTCCACTCATCACTTGACTCGGGGCACCCCTTGACCACCCCATCCACAGATATCTTGCCACGGAACATTGTTGGGATCCTAGAGTGCCTACTGTAGTATTTCGTAATATACAACTTGTTGAACATTGAGATCATGTCATCAATTGCAGGCTTATCAATTGCACGCTCAGTGTGCGTCCGCTTACAAAACTTCTCAAATCCCCTATCCTCATCAATCTCAGCATAATAAAAGAACTTATGGAATGAAGATGCTGAGAGCAGCTGAATAGGTTCCAATGCAGATATGCTGGTGCATAGTCTAATGATCACTGACGATTCAATGTCGTCATTGGCGGGTGGTGAACCCCAGATGGCCCTAATCACATCATTCCTAGTGACTAGGATACCGTCAATAGATTCTGAGATACCAATCATATCATCTATGCAGGATTGATATGGTGCAACGGTGCATTCATGACTCATCTTGAAGTCAGCAGTCATATTTGATAGGGCCTCAAAATTCTTCATCAAAGATACCATCTCATTGTGATGGCTGTAATCCTCACCAAGCTCCTTCAAGAGGTCAAAGAGTTGAGAGAAATCAGCATATTCAGGGGATCTAGTCAGGCAATCAAGGTTGAGCACAACCTCTTGTCTAGTGAATACATAGTCAATATATGGCATTGGGCAGCAAACAGCCACCTTTGTCTTGATGTGATACACAGAAGCATATCGATCAGCTAGGCAAATTTGCCAGGTTGGCTTTTCCTTGGAGCACGTCATTGTAATGGAATTATCAGGGTGAAGGATAATGTTGTAGTTGTTAGACTCATACTTGTATTCCTTTGGCTCACGGCCTCGTTTCCCAAGACCAAATGTAACCTGCACTCTGGTGCTGTAACAGAGACCGAGTAGCTGCCCAGGCATTGGCATTGATGGGAAGTCAAACTCGATGTCCTCACTAACCATAGCTGCCTGCCTGATGTCTATTGCAGCTGATTTCCTGGAGAAGGTCTCAGCAATCATGTGTAGAATCTTGGAGTCTCTGCTAGGGTTCGATTCTAGATCGGACTGTATTAGGTCCATGGTATGCATCAGGTCCGATGTGGATACGGACCACTTGATGATCCCTAATCCTTTCTCCTGCATTCTCCTCTTATTAACAGTCTTTAAGAAATGCAAGTAGGATACAGCCTGTTGATTCAAGGGAAGTTTAGTGGGTGCATCAGGATTGTCCAGGTACTGCTTTGCAAATTGGGGCAGAGGAATCAACGGTGAGCACAATCGGGTAGGGATTCTTGGTGCAACTATACGGATTGAGGCAGGGTATTTGACACGTGCAACACAAGCAGTGCTGTCTATTTCCAGGTTTATGTACTCCGTCTCTGGCTCCAATGGGGCCTCAGATGAGATAATATCTATCATCTGATCAATGTTTGACATTTTCTTATGAGCTACCGGCTTTAATATAGGGCAAGAGTTGATAAAAAGGTGGATTAAGTCACTAATGAAGTTG